CTTTGTGCATAATGCATATTGATTTTTAAGTTTTCAGACAATTCAACGAGTTTTCAAAGTTGTTCACACAACACGAAAAAACAGTGTCCGCGGTAGACGGACACCATTAGTCCGTCTAGCACGAACACTTGTTCGATGTGGATAACTCATACATGAACAAAAGTTCTGGTTGACAATTTTATATAGTAGGTTTAAAATGGATTATAGATAGGAATAGTCTATCAGAAAGAGAGGAAAATAAAATGGTAATCAATGTACACGCGGGTCATAACCCGCACGGAAAAGTAGCTTGCGGCGCTGTAGGTCTGATTTCAGAATCTTTGGAAAACAGACGTGTAAAAGATCTTGTGGTCGATGAACTACGGCGCATGGGTCACACCGTTTATGACTGTACAGTTGAAAACGGTCTTACACAGTCTGATGTGCTGACTAAGATTGTAAAGAAGTCAAATGCGCACACGGTTGATTTTGATTTGTCAATACACTTTAACGCGTCAAGTTCTGCGGCGGCTAATGGGGCGGAAGTATGGGTGTATAACGATAAATCAAAAGCCGTGGATAAAGCTACCGACATTTTAAATGCAATTTGTTCGCTTGGTTTTAAGAATCGCGGAGTTAAAAAGTCAGAAAAGTTGTACTTTTTGCGTAAGACAAAAGCCCCTGCCGTCATTATCGAATGTTGCTTTGTAGGCTCTGAAAAAGATGTATCGTTATACAACGTTGAGGAAATGGCGGCGGCTATTGTTTACGGGATCACTGGTACAAGGTACATTGGTACGGACGAATCGGAAAAAACATTGCAGAAAGATGAAGAGGACGTTTCAGAAGTTATAGGTGCCGGCAAGATCTACCGTGTCTGCGTATTAGATCAGAAAGGCGCTTTTCACAATGCGCAAAATGCCGCAAATTTGAAAGCCGCACTTGAGAAAAGCGGTTATAATGTACTGATTACAGAATCATAAGGAGAAAAATGAACAAAAAGAAAATTATTGCAATAGCTAAAAAAGTATGTGAAAAATGGTACGGTGTCCTTGTGGACACCGTAGCAATGTATAGTGATGGTTCGAGCGCTATAGTATTTGCCGTCGACACAGAAGTTACAGTACAATTTGTAACAGTAGAGGTAAACAAAAAAGAGAATGTAAACGACATTATAGAGAGAGCTAATACACGCATAGCATTTACTATATGCGCGGAAAGGATAAAGTATGTATAGCAAAGAATATCTTTTATCTTTGCGTGGAAAAGAGCGGCGCGACATGTATAAAAAGTTAGTGCCGCTTGCTAACAAGCAAAGAGACCGCATTATAAAAGCGGGATATAAGAAAGAAAGCGTGCTGAATGTGCTAGGTAAAAGGGATGAATGGAATTCGGATAAGTACAATCAGAGCGCTTATCTGAAGCTTGTGCGATTTGTGACAGCAAGAAGTCATACATTGACAGGGATAAAAGAGATAAGGCAAGAGCGAACACAAGCACTTAGAAACTTAGGAATATCAGAAGAGTTGTTAAACGATCAAGATTTCTACGCTTTTTTACACTCTCAAGAGTATAAAAGCTTAAAAATGCGCAATCCATCAGAAGACATTATTGAAATATATGATTTGCTATACAAAGAGGGTAAATCAGCGAACGAAATAAAGTTAGAACTAGAGGAATATAGCTCGGCAATGCATACATATGTAAAAGGTAGAAGCTTATGGTAATAAAAACATTCTATACGAAAAACGAGAAAGAATATACAAAAAATGAAACAGTTTACACAGTATACGATTATCCATATAACGTAATAAATTGGAATTATACTACAGTTAGAAAAAAAGGTAAAAGAGCTATTGCTTATATAGATAGCCCTGCAACATTTGATATAGAATCTACAACAATAAACAGTGAAAAACCCTATGCATTTATGTATCATTGGCAGTTTTGTTACAAAGGGAATGTTTGTTTTGGTAGACGGTGGGAAGAATTTACTAAGTTTTTAAGTAAACTAGGAGAATACCTAGAATTATCAGCTACAAAGCAATTAGTTATTTATGTCCATAATTTAGCTTATGAATTTATGTTTGTAAAGGATTTTTTATATATAGAATCACTTTTTGCGCGTGAATCGCACAAGGTCATCAAATTCAACGCCTGTTTAAAGACAGATTATTTAAAAACAATAAACAAATTGAATGTTTCACGTGAAACATTTCCGCATTTTGAATTTAGGTGCAGTTATTTTTTATCAAACATGAGTTTATCAAAATTTTGTGAAAACTCAAAATTTTGTGTACATTATAAGCTACAAGATAGATATGATTATAAAAAAGTGCGCACGCCGGATACACCGCAAACTGAAACAGAGTTAGCATATGATTATAACGATGTAAAAGGACTTGAGGAATGTATACTGTCAAAAATGAATGATTACAATGACACACTAGCAACAATACCTCTAACATCGACCGGATACGTGCGCCGTGAAATGCGCAAAGCTTGCAGAGAGGACAAACATTATAGGGAATTATTTGAAAGTCTCATGCCTACGCCGGAAGTATATACATTATTACGAAAAGTTTTTCGCGGCGGAAATACACATGCAAGTAGATACTACGCGGATGCAATAGTTGAGAATGTCTACAGTATGGATAGAGTTTCGAGCTATCCAGCATGCATATGCTCGGACTTATACCCTATGACACCGTTTATAGAGTATGTACCAAAAAACTTTACACAATTATTATCTGATTGTAACAAAAAACAAAACGCTATCATTATGCAAGTAACGTTTAAATCTATAACAGTACATGATGATGTGACAGTGCCTTATATTGATTTTGCACACTGTACAGCATTTAGTAAGGAATACATAAATGACAACGGGCGCGTGCTATCGGCTGATTGGGCAACGTATGCTTGCACAGAACTAGACTTTATCATTATTTGCAATCAATATCATTTTGAAGGTATAGAGTGGCTATGCGGATATATGGCGAAAAAAGATTATCTGCCTGCACCAATAGTAAGCACTATGTTAGAGTTTTACGACAAAAAAACACAGCTTAAGGACGTAAAAGGAAAAGAATATGAGTATATGAAAAGTAAAAACAGCTTAAATTCTGTTTTTGGTACAATGGTTACAGATATATGTCATGATGAAATAGTTTACAATAATGGCAAATGGTCTAAAGTTACACTAGATTTAATAGAATCAATAGCACAGTATTCTACATCAAAAAATTCATTTTTACTTTATCAATGGGGCGTTTATATTACTGCGAATGCGCGTTGGGAGTTGCAAAAAATGATTGATGCTGTTGGGTGGGATTTTGTCTACGCCGACACTGACAGCGTAAAATTCATAGGAAAACAGCATTTACAAAGCTTTAAAGACCGGAATGATTACTTATTAGCAAAAAAACAACGTTATCGCAATTATGCAGATCGCCAAAATGAAGATGGTACTGCAACGCGTTTTTATTTAGGGATATGGGATGACGACGGTAATTATAAAAAATTTAAGACGCTAGGTGCAAAAAAGTACGCATACATAGATAGCAAAGATAACAAGTTACATGTTACTGTATCTGGTCTATCAAAGCAAAAAGGTGCGGCAGAGTTAGAGCGCGGAAACGGCATAGCTGATTTTAAAATTGGAAAGGTTTTTACTGATTCTGGACGCACCGTGTCTTATTTTAATGAATCGAACATACATTCGATAACAATAACAGATTATATAGGTAAAGAATCAACATTTACAACAGCGTCAAATATAGCTATAGTAGATACATCGTACACTTTAGGCATTACAGACGAGTATTCAGAAATCATAGGAAAAAATTTTATAGATAATTGCGAATAAATGCTTGACATATAATTATCATAGGTATATAATACATAATGTAAGAAAACAAAGTACAAGAAAGTGAGGAAATAAACATGAGAAGATCGTTTTATGAAAAGGTAAAAAAGAATGGCACAGTTGACACCAAAAACTACAGATATGTATTAGAAGATTTTGGAAATGTGGCGCGATTGCCTATTAATTATCTGGACACAACAAAAGCATACGGCGGATGGAAAATTATTAAAATTCCTGTTGAGTGGAAATAATCATGGAGGTACAATAGTATGAAAATAAGCAAAGAAGAAGCTGTGTATGCAGTGTTGAAAATGGTGGTTGATGATAAAATTAGTTTGCACATGATTTATAACGGACTATGGTTATATAATTTATTAGTAGGACTTGGATTATCAACCCCAGAAGTTATAGATGCTAACCTTGAGATAAAAGAAACAATTCTAAATTGTTTAAAAGAAAATTTAAAAATTTAGAAAAAACTTCTTGACATTTCCGGCAATAAGCGTATAATAGATAATGTAAGGAACATATAAACAACGCAACAAAACAGAAAGTGAGGAAACACAATGACAAAGAAAGAAAAAGAAATTTACGATTTTACAAAAAGACACATGAAAGAAAATAATTTAAGCCTTTTTGGTGGGTAAATATTTTTCTATATTGGCGGCGCATTTCCTGACGCTAAAATGGAAAATGTATTGAATGTTGTTAATCAGTTAATGGATGATAGTATTGCATTGAATAAATCGAGATTAGCAAGCTTCATGGGATTTTAAGAAAGTGAGGAAACAACATGACAGTATCAGAACTTTACAACGCCAATGACACATGGATAGGGGATGAAAAATTCTGTTTATTAGATGCACATGGAAAATGTATTGAATTAGACGAAGAACTTATAACATTAGTAGTAAAATACGCAAAAGCAGAAGTAAAACATTTTTCTAGAAATTATATAACTTTAGCTTGACAAAATAGACCAAACATGATATTATAATCATGTAAGAAAAAATAAACAACAAAGCACAAGAAAGTGAGGAAACAAAAATGGTAAGAATAACAGAAGATACACGGTATAATTTAATGCGAGCGGTAGAGAGATGTAGTAACTACTATAAAAACACAACTCACACTTATTTTTTTAAAGGAATATACTGTGATACAGACAATACTTTTGTCTTTCACGTCACAAGAATTTCTAATAAAGATCTCGGGCGTTTGGTAGAACCGGAATCGGTTGGATATATTAAATTATATTTTGAGAATAATACCAAAAAGACCGAATTTTTCAGATAAAGCCGAAACGGGAGAAACATTCTCCCGTCACTGAAAAGATAGCAACTTACAGTCTGACGATGGCAAGCTATAACAAGCTACGCAGTTTCGCTACATTATACAAAGAAAGAGAGGAAAGCAAAATGGAAAAGGTAATTTCCAGAACTATCCCAACAAAAGTAGTATACCAGATTATGACGGTATCGCCAACAGACGGCATTAAAATGGGAGACCTTGTAGAATGGGATCATGAGATTACAACAGCGGCGGAGAGAGACGAGATTTTAGAGTCTTTCGGTATTGCAAAAGGTAATCTGATTGAGGTTGATCGAAAAGAGGAAACCCGCTTCATGCCGCTGTCTACGTTCATCGAGAACTCAATGACGGCAGAGGAATACGACGCTTACAAAGCGTCAAAGAAGTAAAGAATGTAAGCAAGCAACATTCTAAATGTTTCACGTGAAACATGCTTGCAACATTGCACACCAATAATTAAATTCAAATCAGAAAAGGAGAAAAAGTTATGTTATACGCAACAGGTAGAGTTTATTCCACATTTTCCAATGACGGAAAGTTTTCCATTATGGTAGAGATTACAGATGAAGCCGCGGCAGAGCTGATCGAAAAAGCGGGTCTGAACACCGAGATTGACTGCCCGATTAAGACGACCGATGACGGCACAAAGCTTGTAAAGGCACATACCCAGTTCGACTTTCCCGTTTATCTTGACGGCGTTGAACAGAAATCGGACGACGAGACAGCAATTAAGGCGGAAGAGATCGGTGCTGATTCCGAAGTAGAAATTGCGTTTAAGGTTGTTGATGGCAAGTACAAGGGAAAGAAGTACCAGAGCGCATACCTCAAGGGAATTGACATTTCCAAGCTTGTTCCCGCAGAACCGTACAACCCGTTTAATCGGTAAGATCGGCGTGCAATGCCATTCACGGCTTTGCACGGCGTAAGAATGGCATTTATGGCATGTACGGCAAAACCGGCATGGAGCGGCAAGGCTTGCCGTACATGGCATAAAATAACAATTTATGTGGTACTATTGCATAGACTTCAATTACAAAAATTCCTCCTAATCCTTACAAAAATGTCCTAAGTCCGCGTAATTGGAGTCTATGGAGTAGTACCGGATTGGTTTTGTGGGCGTAAACCGACGGGAAAAACCGTGCCCCGCGCCGTGGTTGGTGCGAGCCGATACCGCGAAACTCTAAAACTATTAACGCGGCGGTAATTCTGTTAATTGCTACCGCCGCAGAAAAGAGGAGAAAATGAGTATTGTAATTGTATTGCTGTTTATTGTGCTTGATTTTATCACGGGAATTGTTATGACAGTTAAAAACAGAAATTTTAACAGCAGTGTGATGCGTGACGGACTTTTTAACAAGTTCGGTGAAATCGTCATTGTGGCTGTTGGGTTTTTGATTGACTACGGACAGAGTTTTTTTGATATGGGCTTTAGCGTTCCGGTGCTTGAGAGTATTTGTGTATATATTATTTTGATGGAAATCGGCAGTATTTTGGAAAATATCAGCCGGATAAATAAAAGCTTAGTGCCAGAAAAGATAAGAGAGATCTTGGAGAAAGCACCGAAAAAATAAGAAATGTTTCACGTGAAACATTATTGGCGCGTAGTTCAGAGGGAGAACAGTAGATTTTGATTCTATAGTCACGGGTTCAATTCCCGTGCGCTAGTTTGGTGAGGAAACGTAATGTCTTATTATAATCTTGATAGTATAAAAAATGTCAAAGATTTAGATAACGATGAACCGATTTTAAGAATGATTATCGGAAACCGTAGTGCCGGAAAGACTACAGCGCTTTTGATTGAATCTTTAAAAAATGCGCAGAATGATAAGCAAGTTGTTTTTTTATACAGGACACAGGATGAAATATCGAGCAGTGGAAAAATGTATGAAGATGTACTGGACATTTACCCCGAGTATGGAAAAGTTGTGACTAATAAAAGCATCGTAAAAGGCTTGATAAGTGCAATGATGCTACATGATAAAGATGATAACGTTGTGTTACTTGGATATGCGGTATATTTTAACAATACCGATAAACTCAAAAAGTATAGCCCAATGTTTAAAGACGTTGCTATGATTGTTTTTGATGAATTTGTACTTGAAAACAATGGCTATTTAAAAAATGAAATAACAAAATTTGAGAGTACGTTGAGAACGATCTGTAGAGGTAAAGGGAAACAGGTACGAGAAGTACCAACTTATTTAATGGCGAATTATGTAACGCTTTTGAATCCGTATTTTATATATTTTGGCATACACAAAAGACTACGGGATAACACTAATTTTTTGCGGGGGCATGGATGGGTTGCGCAATTTGTTATTAACAAGGACGCGCAAAACGCCATAAATGAAAGCAAATTTGCAAAGGTGTTTAAAAATAGCCAGTATCAGAAAAGTAGCGCGGATGGCGTGTATCTATGTGATGCAAGCGCTTTTGTGGAAAGTGTTAGCGGAAACAGCCGTTATATATTTACGCTCGTTTGCGGGAAAGATAGTTATGCAGTCAGAGAGTACCCAGAAAAAGGTATTGTGTATATTGACAGAACTGTAGACCAGAGTTGTAAATATCGCTTTACGTTTGACGAGAGCAGTCATAATGCAGACACTTTGATGTTGAGTAGTCAGAGTTTTATCTATGACTATCTTAAACGGTCTTATGACTTGGGATTGTTACGATTTAAAGATCTGAAATGTAAAGATATTGTGCTTGATATACTTAGTGTGAGGTTGATGTGATGGGTAGACGATCTGATTATCGTGATTATGGTTACACTAGAACAGTTTGGAACGGCTTATATAATTTAATCAACAACGAAATAGGCTTAGCTGCGTTGCTTGGTAACTTATGGGCGGAGAGTGGAATTGTGCCTTATAGGTGCGAAAACGATAATAATAGTACAAATTTTTTTAATAGAAGCCGTATTTATACTAACAGTGTAGATAATGGTACTGTAACACGCGAGCAGTTTATAAATAGCGGTTTAGACGGAGATACAGTGCATAAGGGTTATGGGTTGGCACAATGGACATACTACACGCGTAAGACAGGTTATTATGATGCATGGAAAAGCGGTGGATATAGTAGTATAGCTAGCATTGAATTAGCGCTTTACTATTTAACCTATGAACTAGAAACATTATTCTCGAGCACTCTTGAGGTTTTACGAAATGCTACAGATATGCGCACAGCGAGCACATATGTGCTTAAAAACTTTGAAAATCCAACCTTGCAGGGGCAAGATGTCCAAGATTATCGTTTTGCTTGTAGTATGGATGTTTACGACGATATGCATGGTAACTTGCCGCCGGAAATAAAAGTGTTGACAATAGACCCTATTAGTGCTAGTATAGTAGATGGGGGGAGCGTTAGAATTACAGTTAATGCTAACTCCGAATGGACTTATAATCTTGGACAGTATTTAGCCGCGACAAAAGAAGATAATGCTTTGATCGTTAGCGGCAACGCAAACGGTGCGCAAGTTACAAGCGTTGTAAACTTTTGGTTGTTGGATGATAGGAACGTTACTGCACAATGTCAGATTGGTATAAACAGACCCGCGCCACCCATCCCCGAAATTAACGTAACACCGTATAGCCAGAGAGCAAACGTTGGTACTGTTGTTAGGTTTAATGTAAGATCAAATTATGATTGGGGAGTTAGCGTACCAAACGGAGCGGAACTTGTTAAAAAAGAAAGAGGTTATTGTTATATTAAAGTAAATGTTACAGCATTGCGGCGTGTAATTATTCGTTTTTTTGTATTAAGTGATACAAATATTTACCAAGAATGTACAATCAATATATCTGGTGTAGCGCCTATTCCAAGCGCTAGAAAAACACCATTTATATATTATTTAAAACCATTTTTAGGGAAAGGTAGGTAGAAGAATGACAGCAGACGAAGCTTTAAAAGCGATCTTGGGAAAGATCGAAGCGCCGGAAGAATTGGACGAAGAAATCAATGTGATTACAGAATCTATCAGAAGCGGCGCAAATGTAACAGACGACGGCTACAAAGAACGCTATGAGGGCTTGCGCGAAAAGTACATTGCGCGTTTTGGCGAGATGTTAGCCGGACAGGAAACACCGCGAACGGACATTGAAGAGCCGAAAGCAGATGTAAGTGTGATCGAAGATGTGACGCCGGAAATGCTTGATTTTGATGGCAGTACAGAGTAAAAGAGGAGAAAGAAAAATGGGTAATAAAGTACCGGCTACAAACGTAGCCATTTTGAACGCAGTGCGATCAATGCAGAGCTTGGAATATCAAAACAGAATTCCAGAAGCGACAGCAGAGAATATCTCAAGTATCTATGAGAGTTTGTTGAACATTGTTCCGTTGCGTAACGCGTTTGCTAATGCATTGGTTGAACAGATTATGGAGCAGAGAATCGAAACCGTATTTTTTGAGAATCCGCTCGGAGTGCTTAAGAGAGACCCTATGCGGTACGGTGGCACGGAAGAAGAGATTTTTATCAACATGGCAAAAGGGAAGCAGTTTAACCAGTTTGCGACCGTTGCAGAACTGTATGCCTATTATCAGTCAAGCGTTATGGCGGCTTACCACAAAATTACGCCCGCTATCCAGTACGCGGTTACAGTTACCTTTGACAACTTGCGTACAGCGTTTAGATCAGAGTATGGTGTGCGCGATCTGATTAACGCAAAAGTACAATCACTTTTTGCGGCGGCGAACTGGGATGAATATTTATGCATGAAACGGTTAATCGAGAGTGCGAGCGCGTCAGATCAGCTTTACGCGGTTAATGTTGCAGACCCTACAGCGAGTGCAGAAAACGCTAAAAAACTGACAAAGCTTGTAAAAACTTACATCGGACAGATGAAATTTCCCCATCCAGAGTACAACATTGCCGGAGCAGACAGTTGCGCAAACGATCAGACGATCTTTTACATCACTACGCCGGAGATCGACGCGGAATTAGACGTTGAAGTGCTTGCAACAGCCTTTAATATGGATAAAGTTGACATCAATGTCCGCAAAATTATCATTGACAAGTTTGACGACCCCAATATCAAGCTTGCGCTGTTTGATATGAGATTTTTTAATGTACGTGAGAATTTCCGGACATTGACCGATTCGAGAAACGGTGCGGCGCTGACATGGAACTACTTTTACACTATGAGTGAAATGTTTTCCTACTCTCCTTTTTTTCCGTGCATTGTTTTTACGACAGATACGGTCGGTCTTACAACCGTAAGCGTTACAGATACCGCCGGAAATGTGGGAACTGATGTTGAGGTTACAGCCTTAGTAACAGGCACAGATCAGTACACGCCGCAGATGCTCGATTTTGATGTTGAGGGTGCGACGAGCCAGTATACAAGTTTTATTCCGGGGTCTAATATCTTGCATATTGCAAATGACGAGAAAGCGACAACACTTACCGTAAAAGCTACGTCAAGGTACAAGAGTACAGTAAGTGGTACGGGTACTGTTACAGTTAATCACTAAATCAGCAAGGGGGCTTAATGCCCCCTTAGAAATGAGGTTAGCATGGATAATATGATTCCTATGCCAATACAAAAAAATGTAGATGGAATTGCACCTGTTGCGCAAGTTAGAATATGCCGTGGTATTCCGTGGGATTCTTCCTACAATCACGTGCGACTTTTTAACAGCCGAGAAGAACTTTTTGCATATGTTGACAGCAAAGCGATCTATGCTACTGACAACGCCGCACCCGTCAAACGTGGTTATGCAGACTTTGCCGCACCAGTCAACGAGTTATACGCAGATAGCGCGAACTATATTGCTTTTAAAAATGTAGGATATATGGACAACTGGGCGTATGGATTTATAACAAATGTCGAACCGCTGTCGGTTAATTCGTGCAGAGTGAATTTTATTATGGACGTTTGGACAAATTGTCAGTTTGATATGGTGTTAAATAAGTGCTATATCGAGAGACAAATTGTAAAAAAGTCTGACGATATTATAGGCAAGTATACTTTTCCAGAAGGATTAGAAACCGGAGAATATATTGTTAAACAGGAGACAGAGCAGAATTATGACGCGCCGGAATTAAGCGACAGAAACATTATGAGTGTTGTAATTCCTAGCGCTTTTGACGAGAGCGGAAATTTTAACGGCGGAGAATTTAGAGATGGTGTGTATACTGCTATCACTTTTAACGTTTTTGATAATGGAGTAGGCGTAAACGAATTTTTAATTGCCGCTAACGCAAACGGTACGATTGACGGAATTTTAAACGCGTTTATGATGCCTACAAGTTTTATTGCAGAGGAAACGCAATTTAAGCAATTAAATTTACCTAAAAAATATGACAATATTGATGGATATGTACCAAAAAATAAAAAGCTTTTTTGCTATCCGTATAATTTTTTGTACGGAAATAACAACAATGGCACTGGTATTGTATACAAATACGAATACTTTTCCAGTGATGCTTGCAGTTTTACTTACACAGTAGCCATGACACCTAATCCGTTATTAGTGTCATATCCGATACAGTATAAAGGCTTTGCACAGGATTACACTGATATGCTTACATTTTCGGACTACCCGAAATGTGCAATTATGACAGACGCATACAAAGCATATGTTGCACAAATTACAAGTACAGCGGGGGCTAGTGCTTTAATGAGTGCGGGGGGTATAGTATCACAGGGAGTTGACACAGCCGCGGGAGTTTTTAGCGGAGTTGGAAAGACATTATCTGGTGCGGGTTTTGGATTTTTAGGTGCGGCGGCAAGTGGAGCGGGAAGCGCCATAGCAACAGGAAGGCAAACTGCGAGTGATGCTTTTAAGTCTAGCCCACTTGCGACACTTAGTAGCACTGATTGGTCTGATGTTATCGGAGACGGTATAAAGGCGGTAGTTAATCATTTTTTGCAACCGAGTGGAAACGTCACAACTGCTAGCGGTAATGCTAGTAAGATTATTGGAAACGACCACATTAGTTACTATCCTATGCAAATTCGTGCAGAGTATGCGCGCAAAATTGACGACTATTTTACGATGTTTGGCTATAAGATAGGCGAGATTGGTACACCATCAATCCACAACCGGAGCGCGTGGGATTTTGTCAAAACACGTAATTGCACAATCAGTGGAAACATTGATTTAGATTACCTTGTCATTTTGCGATCTATTTTTGATCGTGGTGTTACAATATGGCATACTAATGACATTGGTAATTATGGTCTTGCAAACAATTAGCGAAAAAGAGGTGAAAAAATGAAAAATCAATCAAAAGACGCAGAATATTTCAGCGTGCCACAGTATCGCAATTATTATATACGATATTTTAATATGCTACACGAAATGATTGTGAACCGCTTTGAGTGGTTAGGACTGCCGGAAGAAATTCCGCCGCGAGTGTTAGAAGATTATCTTTTTTGGTGGGGGCAGGCAGTATTTTTTAAGGATGATGTGCTTGAAAAATATGCTACTATGAAAACCAACATGGGCGGAACTGTAGATATTTACGGCGTACCGAACATGCGTTTTGCATATGCGCAACAGTATTTTAAAGCACTCGGAAAAAATAACAGCGTAATTATCTGGGATAGCAGTGTTGGCTACCCGAGCGTAGATTATGTGCAGATGTACGCGGAGAGTTTGGCTAATATGAGGATGACGAGAAATTTAAACATTTACGCGCAAAGAACACCTGTTATTATTGCAGGCAGTGATAACCAGAGATTAAGCACAAAAAACCTTTTTAAACAGTATAATGACTTTGTGCCTTTTATTTCTGTCAGAGACGGTGTAAGCAACGTTGACAATATAAAAGTACTCAACCTAAACCCACCGAACGTTTTCGGCGACATAACAACAGCAATGCGGCAAGAAATTGCTGACTTTTGCGTGCAGTTTGGTATAAATAACATTGACGGCACAAAAAAAGAGCGTTTAATTACGAGTGAGGTCGAACAAGATGCGGATTTGACACTTATTAACCGTCAATCATTTCTTGGAGTGCGAAAGCGTGCTTGTGAACAGATTAACCGCCTTTTTGGGCTTGGTGTTGATGTGCGCTACATCGGCAGCGGACTTGGCGTTGAGAGAAAAGAAAACCTTGAGAGAGGGGGCGGAGAAAATGGCGACATATACAACCAGAATTAGAGACTACATTGACAGCTTTACGGACTGGAAAGACATAAACGCTACTACTTATGACAAGATCGAAAAAGGTATACCAAAGCTTTTTGACTTTACGTTCCCGTGGTACAATGATGACGAATCCAGTAAAACAGAGTTTGAACGTATGTTTGTAATACACTTTTACATGTGTGAGATCGGTTTTGAAACGATTGGTCTTTTTAAGCTTAAACTTAATGATACATTAAGGCGCAACATGCCTAGATACAAAGCAATGTATGACAGTAATTTAAGCGTGGCGCAAATTTTAGAAAATACAAATATGACGTTTGACGATACTGACACAAGCAACGGAAACAACACGTCGGAAGCAGACAGAACCATGAACGACACTAACAATAGTAGCGCTAATGATCAACGTATTAACAGTGATAACCCACAAGTTAATTTTTCCGGTGCGGACTATGCGTCCGGCATGACTAGAGGTCAAAGCACAGGAGAGGACAGCCGCGCAGTTAGTGAGAAAAACACAGGTAAGAGTAATACATCAGTTGTAGACACTAGCCATCGGACAGAAAAAGGATGGCGTGGCAGTAAAATGAACGAACTTATTATGTACCGCGAGCACATTGTAAACGTTAATAATGCGATTATTGCAGATTGTGAGGAATTGTTTATGTCAATTTTTGATGATTTTTCCGAGCATGGCAATGATTTTAATATGGCGGCATATGGAAACCGCGGAAACTTAGGCTTATCTATTGATTGGATGCGATAGAAAGGAGAAAGAAATGGCGAACAAAATTAACCCGTTTGACCCTAACGTTAATTCCGGTCTGTACAACGTACGCTTTCCTGACTTTGCGTTTTGGTTGCAAAAAACTCAACCACTTGTTTATGATGATGCGCTCTCGTATTATGAGGTATTATGCCGGATTAGCGCAATGCTTAATCAGCTTATTAAACAGGTAAACGATCTTACAGACGCACAAAAGCAATTTATTAAAGACGCAACAGACCTTTTAAACAAGATTATAAACGAATGGAACTCTATTGTCGATCAATGGAATAACATTATGACAGAATGGAACTCTATTGTCGATCAATGGAATAACATTGTGACAAAATGGAATGGCATGAAAACCACGTGGGCGCAATGGTCTGCTACTTGGGCGCAGTGGACGGAAACTTTTAACAACATGGTGCAAAATAACAACCAGTTCAAAACAGATATTACAAATCAGTTCAACTCATATAAAGAGGAAATTAACAATATTATCAGCAACTTTGAGAATGAAGTGAATGAAAAAATCAAAGATTTTGTAACCGTAGGAATTTTGGAGCACGTTGTAACTTACGGCGGTATATGGGAGCAAGTTGTAACGTTAGAGGCGGGAGCAAGTACAAGAATTTTACTACCGGAAAGTATGCAGAAAGATGGATTGTATTTTCTTGCAAATGCAAGTATTGATTGCGAAGGAATCATTGTTAATGTTGACAAATGGACAGTTGTTGCTTACAACGCTAGTTCACAAACTCGTAATCCGAACTTGCAAGTGTATGCGCTTGGAGAGTTTGGCGTATTAAGTTAACAGGGAGGAGTATAGCATGTATAAAAAAGATTACCACCCAGATGAAAATTTAATTTATGAAACAGAACACTATAAGTTTCCGGTGTCCAAAAGCACTACAGAAGACCCCGACCTTGATCGAACTGTAAAAATCGACAAAGCGCTTTACGATGAAGCAAAAGTAAGGTTAAACGAAGACACAAAACTAAATAAAAAAATTGGTGATGAAATTAAAAACAGAATAACTTCTGACAACGCGATTGAACAAAAAATGATGAAAAAATCTGCAATATATATAGTATATGGTTTTGAAGGAAATGTAAATGTTATACAAGAATGCTATGAATGTGATGGCAAGGGTTTCGCCATTGTGCCAGTAGTAAATTCACATAATAATTCACAATATTTTTATATAATGATTTATGGTAACGTTACCTCTGTTGCGATAAGTAACGCCGCTTTGCCAAAAAGCGTCGGAGGTGCGTTGTATGACTTTCCTTTTTCACACGTAAGTACACTAGATACAAACGAGCGAAAAGTATACCGAACAACTATGCAGATTCCTCAAATAATAACAGTTGGCGGAGATTTTGTAATTGTTAGTTTTTCTATTTTATAAGTTATCCACATCGAACAAGTGTTCGTTCTAGACGGACTAATGGTGTCCGTCTACCGCGGACACTGTTTTTTCGTGTTGTGTGAACAACTTTGAAAACTCGTTGAATTGTCTGAAAACTTAAAAATCAATATGCATTATGCACAAAG